GTTGGTATACTTGTAATATGATCCTTTTAGATAATAATCAAATAATTCTAGCAAATCTTTTTCATAGCGTAAAAGATAATTCAATCATTAGTGAAGATTTACTTCGCCATATGGTTTTGAATTCTTATCGACTTCTTAGAAAGCATTTTAAAGACCAATATGGCGAGTTGGTAATTTGCCATGATTCTTCTAATTGTTGGAGGAAGCAATATTTTTCAAACTATAAAGCAAATAGGGCAAAGGCTCATCAAAAGTCCGAATTCGACTGGGATGAAATTTATCAAGTTTTAAATAAAATCCGCGATGAGATTCGTGATGTGTTTCCCTATAAAAACATAAAAATAGAATCAGCAGAAGCAGATGATATCATTGCTGTTCTTGCAAGAAAATATCACGATCAAGAGAAAATTCTTATTATTTCTAATGATAAAGATTTTCAACAATTACAAAGATATCCTAATGTGTTTCAGTATAGCACATTTAAGAAACAACTTTTGGTTTGTGACAATCCGTATGACTTTTTGATGGAACATATTTTGCGTGGTGATTCTAGTGATGGTGTGCCAAATGTTCTCTCAGATGATGATGTTTTTGTTGTTGAAGATAAGCGACAAAACAGATTAACACAAAAAGTTATTACTGAAATCAAGGAAAATATCAATACTATTTCTAATTCTCCTCATTATAAAAACTGGGATAGGAACAAAACTCTTATTGATTTTGATATGATTCCTGAACAATTAGAAAATAATATTCTTAGTGAATTTAATAAAGATTTGTTAGTAACGGATAGGTCGAAGGTTCTTCCCTATATGATTAATAATAGATTAAAGAACCTAATAGAAATTATAGAGGAATTTTGATGTGAAACGAGATTTTAATGAAAAAGATAACAGGAATAGTAACCCTAGGCGAGATCGTGGATTTCTTCAAAGACAAAAAAAGTCAAAAAAGAATCAAATGAAAAACGATTTGAGAAATATAGTTGACAATCTCAACACAAACAACTATAATGATTTAGATATTGATAATGACAACCAACGGAGTGAATAATATGACTACTATGACAAAAAATGAAATTACATTAAGTAAGACTACGCTATCTGTTTTGAAGAATTTTTCTACGCTCAATTCTAACATATTGGTAAAACCCGGTAATGTTCTTCGAACTATTACGCCTTCCAAAAATGGTATGGCGGAAGCAACTATAGAGGAGACATTTGATGTTGAATTTGGTATTTGGGATCTTAGTAAGTTTCTTGGCGTTATTAGTTTGTTTTCGGCGCCAAAGTTTGAGTTTGGAGAAAAGTCGGTTGTTATACATGGCGGCAATGGTTCTCGTGTTACTTATTTTTATTCAGAACCAAGACTGCTAACAACTCCGACTAAGAATGTAAATATGCCAAGCATTTCTCTTTCGGTCGATATTACCGAAAAGACCTTTGCAGAACTACAGAAAGCGTCTTCTGTACTTCAATTGCCTGATTTATCGTTTGTTAATGAGAATGACCGAATTATGGCAGTAGTATCAGATTTGCAGGATCCGACCACCAACAACTACAAGGTTGATGTTGGCGAAAATAAATCCAATTCTGAATTCAGTTTGAATTTCAAGATAGAAAATATTAAAATTCTTCCCGGTGATTACACCATTGAATTTTCTAAGAATGTAGTTGGTCAGTTTACCAATGAGACACTAGATCTTAAGTATTGGTTTGCGATGGAGACTAATTCTAAGTTTAATTAATATGCAACATAAGCAAAACGAATTTCTGTGGGTGGAGAAATACCGCCCACAGACAATACAAGATTGTATTTTACCCGTGTCCTTGAAGAAATCTTTCGAGGACATGGTTGCTAAAGGAGAACCACAAAATCTTCTTTTAGCAGGTTCGGCTGGTACAGGAAAGACGACCGTAGCACGGGCATTATGTAATGATATTGGTGTAGATCATATCATTATTAACTGCTCCGAGAATGGCAATATTGATACATTGAGAACCGATATTCGACAGTTTGCAAGCACGGTATCTCTCTCTGAATCTAAAAAAGCAGTAATTCTAGACGAGTTTGATTATAGTAATGCTCAAAGCATTCAACCTGCACTACGCGGAGCAATTGAAGAGTTTTCTAACAATTGCCGTTTTATTATTACCTGTAACTATAAGAATCGAATTATCCAACCAATTCATTCTCGATGCACTTGTATTGATTTCACAATTGGGTCAACCGACAAACCGGAGATAGCAAAGCTGTTGCTTAGTCGTTGCGAATATATTCTAGATAATGAGAAGGTCAAATATGACAAAAAGTCATTATCTCAATTAATCATCAAACATTTTCCTGACTTTAGGCGTATTATCAATGAATTGCAGAGATATTCGGCATCGGGTATTATTGATGCCGGAATTCTAGCAAATCTCAAAGATATAGAAATAAAGACCCTTGTATCTTCAATGAAGATTAAGGACTTCTCCGGTGTCCGAAAGTGGGTAGTTAACAACTTAGACAACTCACAGACCGAATTGTTTAGGAAGATCTACGATTGTCTATACGACACTCTAGTCCCTTCTAGCGTCCCTGAAGCGGTTCTAGTGCTTGCAGAGTACCAATATAAGTCAGGATTTGTTGCAGATCAAGAGATCAATACTGTAGCATGTTTGGTTGAATTGATGATGCGTTGTGAGTTTAAATAATGGAACTAAAAGATTTTCTAAATTCTATCAACCAAAATAAGAAAAATCTTATGGAGGATATTCAATGCGAAAAGGAGTATCTTCCGTATATTACCAATAGATGTTTATCTTATTTCATTGATACTATTTTTTATGTTAATCAAATGAACCAAATGCCTTATTTGGACAAGAGATTACAATATGATTATTTGCGTATTAAAGTCGCAAAAAAGAACCGTTTTAGTAAATGGCACAAACTTGAAGAAGATAGCACAATTGATTGTATTAAAGAATATTATGGATATTCTACTCAAAAAGCTAAAGATGTTCTTATGTTATTACCCCCTGAACAAATTGATTATATTAAACAATCCCTGAATAAAGGCGGCGCAAAAAAGGGAAAATCATAAATATTATCACAGAATGAGGTAATAATTATGACTGATGATATTTTTTTGAGTTTGGGCGTAGAAGTCAATTTAAAAAATAAAGAAGACTTTTTAAAAGTTAAAGAGACATTGACAAGGTTAGGAGTTTCTTCCAAAAAAGAAAAGAAACTATACCAATCTTGTCATATTTTACATAAACGAGGTAGATATGCCATAATGCATTTTAAAGAAATGTTCATTATGGATAGTCTTGAGAGTGATATATCTCTTGAAGATATACAAAGAAGAAATACTATAGTTCAATTATTGACTGATTGGGAATTGATACAACCAATCGATCCTGAAAAGTACAAGGATAAATTGAGTTTAGCTAGACTTAAAATTTTAGCATTCAAAGACAAAAACGACTGGGAACTTGTACCTAAATACCATATAGGAAAGTGAATTTGAGGATTTTTATATTATGAAAAAAATACAAGCTATTGGTGCTCCGTTTCCGATTGAATATTCTTCCTGTTCAAATCTAAAACCAAAAACATTTGAATGGACTACAGACAATTGTGATATTAAAGTCTTTATAGACAAAGCAATTGCGTCTGGAGTTGCTTATAATAAAAAACCAAACGAGAAGAAGATAGCATGGGTATGTGAATCCCGTGCTATTTTTCATGCATGGATGTTTCCTGAAGATATTTGGGAGAAGAATATCGAGCAGTTGATAAACTCATACGATACTATTTTTGTATCTGACCGCAGATGGTGTAAATACTCATCTAATATAAAATTTGCATTTGCAGGAAGTAATGCTCCTTGGATAAAGGAACACAAAATTTATGCAAAGAGTAAAATGACATCTATGATTGCTTCTCCTAAGATAATAACATTTGGACATAAACTTCGACATGCCATTGCATCAAAGCATTCCGATAAAATTGATGTCTATGGCGGTGCAAATGGCTCTAAACGATTTGGTGCAGGAGTCTGGCCTGACAAATCCGAAGCAATGAACGATTATATGTTTTCGGTGACTATAGAAAATGATAGTTATGAAACATATTTCACTGAAAAAATAACGGACTGTTTTGCCACAGGAACTATTCCAATTTATTGGGGTGCTCCTGATATTGGTAATTATTTCAATAAGGAAGGAATAATAGAACTTACTAAAGATTTTGATTTTTCTTCCTTGACAACTGAACTTTATAAGAGTAAACTTCCAGCAATAATTGATAATCTAGAAAGGGTAAAGAATATGGAATTAGCTGATGATATTCTTTTTAAACTATTATGAAAACAGAATTAATTTCCTTTTATTGTGATGTTGGTAATTGCACATACTATAGTGATCACGCATTTAGAATAAAAGAAGAATGCTTTAGATTAAATCTTCCACATGATTTTAGAAAAGTAAGATCTGAAAATGATTATAGATTAAATTGTCTTCGTAAACCCAAATATATTTTAAGTATGTTGGAAGAAAAGAAAAAACCAATAGTGTGGATGGATATCGATAGTAAAATTCATAGAGATCTTACTGGTTTTGATAAAATATTAGAACACGAAGCAGATTTAGGTTTTGCTTATTTTGTGACTGATCCTTCCCAAATACAAGTTTTAAATCCAAAAGCATCTCCTATTTTTTGTAATTATAATCAAAAAGTAATTGATTTTTTAAAGTTATGGATTAAAAAATGCGAAGAAGCAATTACTCGTAATGAGAAACTTTTTGATCATGAAATATTATTATTTAAAGTCTTACCATTTGTTGCAAATCAATTAAAAATTGGGTGTTTGCCAATGAATTATTGTGTTTGGCCTGGTAAATGTCCAGAGGGAATGGAACCTTACATAACTATGGGTATAGCAGATCATAAGTCCAAAGAAGAAAATCTTAAAGAATTTGCTAATGTTGGTATGACTGAGAGTGAAATTAGATTAAATTTAAACAGGATATAAATTATGAAAGCAATTGTACAAAATGGTGATTATTTTGGTGACGAAATTAATTTAGATTTTCCATGTGAAATTCATATTACTCGATTTGGGCTAACGCATGTGTCTGGAACTCCGCCACGTATTCGAGAAAGAAAAGAAGATAAACGACAAGATACAATCAATTTTCAAAATAAAGACGCATATAAAGTTTTTATTTGTTCTAATGAGCCTGCATCTTCCAAATCTAGAGAACTAAATGATGTTATTATTGATAATGCACATCAATATGATTTGATTTTAGCATCCCATCCTGACATTATAGAAAATGTAGATAATGGTATATTTTTTCCATATGGAGGAACATGGTTAAATAAAAAATTAAATTCACATTTAGATTCTTTAGGTTCTTTTGATGCATCTATTTTGGATAAAATTAAAGATAAGAAATTTGGTGTGACTTTTTTAACAACATGCTTACAACAAAAAGTAGGATACGAATTACGGAAAAAAATTTGGAATAATAAAGACAAAGTAAAAATTCCAAATAAATTTTATTCTAGCAATAGACATCCAACTACATGGAAATTTTTGGATCCACACACGCAGGAAGTTATCCCGTTTTCTGATCCACCAACACTACATGATGGACACATAAAGGACGATGATAAATTATACCTTTTTGATCATCAATTTTCTATCGCAGTAGAAAATACAAAAGAAACTTCTTATTTTACAGAAAAAATAATTGATTGCTTATTAACAAAAACTGTTCCTATTTATTGGGGCGCCCCCGATATTGATGAGTTTTTTGATATTCGTGGAATAATTGTTGTTGAAAATTTTGATGATTTTATAGAAAAAATCAATAAAATTGATGAAACTACTTATGAATCAATGAAACCATACATTGAAAAGAATTACAAATTGGCGCAAGAGTTTGGAAAATCATTCTTTAGCAGAATAGAAAATATCGTAAAAACGGAACACAAATTCCACATGGAAAAGGAAGACATTCTTTGGTCTATTTGCATATTAACTGTAGATGGAAGAGAAGATAAATTGAATCGTCTTACGCAAATTCTAAATTCAACTATTCCTGTCAGTTATAAGCATAGAATAGAAATAATAGTAAATAAAGACAATAGAACAAAAACAGTAGGTCAAAAAAGAAATGAATGCGTAAGCATAGCAAAAGGTGAATATGTTTCTTTTATTGACGACGATGATGTGGTGTCTTTAACTTATATTCCTAAAATAGTAAGAAAATTAAATACTGGAATGTACGATGGTATTGGATTCTGGGGAATGTATTATGTTGATAATAATGCAGTAATGTTGTTCAACCATGCAAATAAAAATAACGGACATTTTAAAAATAATGGTAAGCAATATAGACCATTAAATCACTTAAATCCAGTTAAAACGCATATTGCAAAACAAATCGGTTATCCAGAAAAGAACTTTGGTGAGGATTCTGACTATTGTGATAAATTATTAGCATCTGGATTGATTAGAAGCGAATACAATTTTGAAGAGATTATGTATCACTATCTCTGGTCACAAAAGGAAACATTAACTCAACAGGTTTAAAATGAAAAAGATATGTCTAATACAACAAGAAGCAGGAATTGGTGATGTATTTTTTTGTCAAGGAATAGGTAAACAGTTTGAAAACAATGGTTATCAAATAATTTGGCCTGTAGCGCGATCAATACTAGAACTAACAAAATATTTAAAAACAGGTCCTAATGTTACTTTTGTATGTACGGACGATGATTTTGAGCATAAAGATGTATTCAAATTGCTGTATGAAAGTAAACAAATTACAGTAGCTAAAAAAAATGATGAAACTATATTATTTTTACCTTTGGGATATTCCTCGCATATGGTTGAACCATTTACTCGTCAAGTTATGCAAGCAAAATATAAAATATGTTCATTAAATTATACTAGTTGGAAAAATTCATTTGATTTTGATAGAAACCACGAAAAAGAAAATGAATTATTTTATAATGTTTTAGGGTTAAAAGATGACGAGGAGTATTGTCTTGTTAATGAACAATATGTTACTCCACCAGATATTCATAGAAAAAATTTATCTAGATTTTATTCTGCCTATACTAATACTAAATTTATTCATATGAAAATATATGATGGATTTAGTTTGTTTGATTGGTGTAAAGTATTTGAAAATATGAAAGGTATAATAACTGTAGATACTTCATTGATGTATATTTTAGAAAAATTAAATCTCAAAAATAAAACAAATTTTCTATGTATAACTAGAAGTCCACATACAGAAGAAGATATTAAAGAACTTTTTAGCATTCCGTGGAAATATATTCATGCTTGAAACAATAACATTCAATAATAAAAAATATCCAAAATTTCAAAGTGAAGGAAATGCCTCTCAATTTGCTATACCTTTTGCCAAACATGTTTGTAATGGTCATGGTGTTGATATTGGATGTATGAAAGAAGAATGGTCCTTTCCTGGCGCCAAATTAGTTGATCCTATATTAGAAGGAAATTACCATGCTTTAGATTTTCCATATACTGATTTGGATTATATTTTTTCATCTCATTGTCTTGAGCACGTTGATCGATGGGTAGATGCGATGGATTATTGGTATTCAAAATTAAAAATAGGTGGAGTATTATTTTTGTATCTTCCAGATTATAGTCAAGAATATTGGCGTCCTTGGAACAATCGAAAGCATGTCAATATATTCACTCCATCAATATTAGAAGACTATATGTTAAATCGTGGATATATAAACATATTTAAATCCGGTATTGATTTGAACAATGCATTTATGATAATGGGAGAAAAAAATTAATTTATGTTGACTATATTGTACCGAGCATGTGATAAAGAATTAGAAAGTATCCCGACTAGAGTAGGAAGACCTTCTTGGTTTTCTAAAGTTAATTGTTTTAAATCTTTACATAATTCTTATTTAAATTGTAAATATAAGGATCAAATAAAAATTATAATATTAATGGATGGAGATAAATCAATACTTTCTGATGAAATGGAAAAATTGAATTATACCATAATTTATAACAAAGTTAGATCTAATTATAATTCTCTTCAATTTCAACTTGATTATTCTGAAAAAATATCAGAAGGAAATATCTATTTCACAGAAGATGATTACCTCTATACACTAGATGCTTTAGACCATATTTATATGGGAGTTGAAAGATTTGGTTTAATTACTGGATATGATCATCCAGATCGATATACTAATAATGACGATATCTGTCTAGGTAATGAATCTATTTACTTTCATGAAGGAAAACATTGGAGAACCTGCGAAAGTACAACTTGTTCTTGGGCAGTATCAAGAAATTTAATTTCTCATATAATTCCAATTGCAAAAAGATTTGGATTAGAGGATAGATTGCTTTTTAGACATCTTTATCAGAACAATATAAGATTATATTCTCCAATTCCGAGTATTGCTACCACGGTACACGAACCCGTTATATCATTTGGTATTGATTGGAAAAGTATAAATACATTAACATCAAATAACCAGACATAAAGAAATTATTTATGATTTTAAAATTATCAAATGTAACATTAGTGTGTGTTGAGGGAACAACAAAAGAAGAAAATATAAAAAATGCATATGATGCATTGCTTATAAGTTCTAAAAATATCAATTTTGCAGAATGTGTTTTAATTTCACCCAAAAATTATAATGAAAATTTTAAAATTAAATATCATACAATATCCCCATTGTCATGGATAGGATATAATGAATTTATAGTTCATGAATTGAATAATTATATTAATACAGATTATTGTATAATAGTTCAATCAGATGGTTTTATATTAAATGCTCATTTATGGTTGGATGATTTTTTAAAATACGATTATATTGGACATACTTGGGATTTTAGAAGATACCCATGTCAAATCAAAGGAGTATTACCAGAGATTGTTAATAAAAAAGGTCTTGATGGACTAAATAGAGTTGGTAATGGTGGATTTAGTATGAGATCTAAAAAATTATTACAATTATCCCAAAGTATATTACCAAAATGTCAAAAACCAGAAGATGCGTTTATATGCAATGATAACTATGATTATTTTATTTCAAATGGTGTAAAATTTGCACCAGTTGAAGTAGCAGATAACTTTTCAAAGGATTATAGTGATTATAAAAATGATACATTTGGATTTCATGGAAATAAAGATGTGTTACAACAAATAAAGGAAATTTAATATGGATACTGAACAATATTACAATAAATTATGTAACTTATCATCAGATATAAATGAGCATCTACCAACACTAAAACGGTATGCTAGTGAATGTGACCACATAACAGAAATGGGAGTTCGATGGGTAGTATCAACTTTTGCATTTGCTGTTGCTAAACCAAAGAAATTCATATCAATTGATATAGTTGATCCGCAAAACCTTATTTCGGGAACATTACATTGGAATGATCATCAATGTGGTGATAGAATGAATAGCGTAATAAATTATTGTCGTTTAAATAATGTATATTATCAATTTATTTTAGGAGACACTACAAATATAGAAATAGAAGAAACTGATTTACTTTTCATAGATACCTTACATTCATATACTCAACTTAAGACTGAATTGTCTCTACACTCGCATAAAGTTAAAAAATACATAATACTACATGACACAGAATCTTACAAATATACCGACGAAGATTCGGGGAGGATCGGAACTAATAGCAAAGATAAGATTGGATTATTGCCTGCTTTGGAAGAATTTTTAGAATCAAATAGTAATTGGAAAATTCATGAAATATTTGTAAATTGCAATGGTCTTACTGTATTGAAAAGGAATATCTGATGAAAGTTTATGATTGTTTTACTTTTTTTAATGAATTAGATTTATTAGAAATACGATTAAATGAATTAAATGATGTAGTTGATTATTTTGTTTTAGTCGAATCTAAAAGATCATTTCAGAATAAACCAAAAGAATGTCATTATCTTACTAATAAGGATAGATTTGAAAAATTCAATCATAAAATTATTAGATTAGAAGTACCAGAAAATTTATTTAACGAGAATACTAGACAAAATGAAATAAATTGTTGGAATTATATTATAACTGGCTTAATTGCAGCAAAGAATAACGACATAATCATGATTGGTGCATTAGACGAAATTCCTAAAAGTGAAATTATAAATAATATAAAAATTGATCATAAATTTCCAATTTGTGTAACAATGAATTTATATTATTATTATATGAATACTTGTTTTCTTCATGATTTTAATAAAACTGAATGGCACGGAACATATATTACAACTTTTGAATCTCTTGGGAAAAATAATATATATTATAGTTGTATAGGTGATGGATTGTGTTCAAGAATATATTGTCAAAATCATATTTATGGTGGATGGCATTATAGTTCATTAGGTGATGAAAAAAATCAAAAATTAAAAACTATTAATTTTGGTCATGATACATGTAATCATTTAACAGAAGAGTTTTTTAAAGAAAGAATAGAAAAATTAGAAGATCCTTTTGGTAGAACTGATGAACAAAAATTACATTCAATAGAAACATTAGATCATCTACCAATATATGTTCAAAAGAATATTGAAAAATTTAAAAAATTAATTTATACATTATGAGCAAAATATTAATAATAGGTGGTGCTGGATATATTGGTACTCGTATGTCTAATCAATTATATACGAGTGGACATGATGTAACGGTAATTGATAAATTTTGGTTTGGAGATTTTCTTTTACCTGAAATTTCAAAACAAAAACAAGATTTATGGAAATTAACATCTACCGATTTAATTGGGTTTGATGCTGTCATTTTCCTTGCAGGGTTAGCAAATGACCCAATGGCAATGTTTCGACCTGATTTAAATTTTATTGAAAATGCAGCTGCACCTGCCTACATTGCCTATATAGCAAAAATGGCAGGAATTAGGAGATTTATTTATGCAAGTTCTTGTAGTGTTTATGGTTATACTAAAAATAAAATATTAAACGAAAATAGCATAATAAAACCAAACTATCCATATGGTATATCAAAATTACAATCAGAATGTGGAATAATGACTCTACAAGATGATATGTTTAGACCAATAATTTTAAGAAAAGGTACTGTGTGTGGGTGGTCACCTAAAATGAGATATGATTTGGTTGTTAATACTATGGTAAAAGATGCAATTGTTTCTAAAAAAATAGTGGTAAATAATCCAAATTTATGGAGGCCTCTTATTGATATTAGAGATGTAATTCAAGGATATGAAAAAGCAATATGTGCTGATTTGAATATATCTGGAATATACAATTTATCTGGTATTAATTTAAATATTGGAGAATTGGGAAATAAAATTTATAACCATCTAACTAGATTGGGAATGAATATAGAATTAATAATTAATAATATTGAAGATATTAGAAATTATAAAGTATCAACAAATAAAATAGAAAAGGATTTAAAATATAAATCAACATATGATATTGAGAATTCAGTAGACGATATATTGAATAATATTAATATTATTAACTACAATTTTAATGATACTTCATATTATAATATAGAAACTTTTAAAAGAACAATAAATGACTGATATTTTATCTAAAGAAAATAAATGCTGTTTAGCGTGTGGGGGTAAAGATCTAAGAACAATTTTAGATCTTGGAAATCAACCACTAGCTAATAATTATCATGCAAATATAGAACAAGAAGAGTTTCCTTTGAAACTTAATCTATGCACAACATGTTACCATTTGCAGTTAAGTTATATTGTAAATCCTGATTTGATGTTTAAGAATTATCTCTATGTTAGTGGTACTTCACAAACCCTAAAAGATTATTTTGAAGTTTTTGCCAATAAAACATTAGAATACAATAATAACGCAAAAACTATATTGGACATTGCATGTAATGATGGAACCCAATTGAATTTTTACAAAAAACTTGGATTAGAAACCTATGGAATAGATCCTGCAAAGAATCTTCACGAAACCGCTGTTTCAAAAGGACATACAATAGTATGTGACTATTTCAATACAACTACTGTTTCTTGTTTTGAAGGAAGAACATTTGATATAATAACTGCTCAAAATGTGTTTGCTCATACAAAATATACTGTTGATTTTCTTGAATCATGCAAACAACTGATGAGCGACAACTCTGTTTTGTTTATACAGACATCACAAGCAAACATGGTTGAAAATAATGAATTTGATACAATTTACCACGAGCATTTGTCATTCTTCAATACCAATTCTATGAAGTGTGTAGTTGAACGATGTGGCTTGGTTCTTAGTGATGTATTTAAAACAGATATACATGGAACAAGTTATGTCTTTGTCATTACTAAGAATGGTTTGGGACTAAATGTAGTAGAAAATATGATTGAAAAAGAGAAATCAATTGGATTGTATGATATATTAACCTATCCATTATATGCAGTAAAGTGTTATGCTTCAACTATCGGATTAAAAAATAAAGTAGAAGAGTTGCGTAAGTCTGGTTATTCTATTATTGGTTATGGTGCAGCGGCTAAGGGTAATACTCTCCTTAATTTCGGAAAGATAAAGTTAGATTTTATCATAGACGATAATCCACTGAAACAAAATTTGTTTACCCCCGGTATGAATATTCCAATAGTTTCATCTGATTCGTTGATTAAATTTGAAACAGATGATAAGATAGCATTTGTTCCATTAGCATGGAATTTTTATACAGAAATTAAAGAAAAAATAAAGAAAAAAAGAAACAATAGTAATGATTTATTCATTAGGTATTTTCCTAATTTAAATATAGAGGACTGAATATGAAAATTTTGATAACAGGAGTAGCTGGATTATTAGGATCACGACTTGCAGATTGGCTAATACAAAATGTACAAGATTGTAAAATAATTGGTTTAGATGATCTGAGTGGGGGATATAGAGAAAATATTCATCCCGATGTTGAATTTATAGAAATTAATTTGACAAATCGTAATCAGTTAAATAAAATATTTAAAGAACATACTCCTGATTATGTTTACCATTTTGCAGCATATGCCGCCGAAGGATTATCTCCATTTATACGATCATATAATTATGAAAATAATTTAATAGTAACTACTAATATTGTTACAAATTGTATTAAATATGAAGTAAAACGATTAGTATTTACTTCTACTATGGCAGTATATGGTCATGGGTTTGGTGGTTTATTTGACGAACAACAAATACCTAAACCAATAGATCCATATGGTGTAGCAAAATATGCTTGTGAAATGGACATTCAAATTGGCGGCGAACAACATGGGTTAGATTGGTGCATATTGCGACCACATAATGTTTATGGAATGAAACAAAATATATGGGACAAATATAGAAATGTTTTAGGAATTTGGATGTATCAACATTTAAATGATCAACCAATGATGATATATGGCGATGGTAATCAAACCAGAGCATTCAGTTATATTGATGATTGTTTACAACCATTTTGGAATGCAGCGATAAAGAAAGAAGCATCCAAAGAAATTATAAACATAGGTGGTATAGAAGAAATTTCAATAAACAAAGCCTGTGATACTTTAATTGAAGTTATTGGATCTGGTAATAAAATATATAAAGAAGCTAGACATGAAGTTAAACATGCAATACCGACATGGGAAAAATCAATTAATATTTTAGAATACGAACATAAAACTGATTTGAAGCACGGATTGACTGAAATGTGGAATTGGGCAAAAAATCAACCAAAAAGAAATAGGGATGAATGGTCTTCTTATGAATTGGACAAGGGAATTTATAGTTTTTGGAAATAAATAAAAATAAGGAAAATTAATATGGGTTCTGTAAATATTTTTGATATTGATTCTATTAAAACAAATTTTAATTTGAGTTATTTTGTGGAAACAGGAACAGGTATTGGTAATTCATTAAAATATGTTTTGGATAAAACAAATGAAAATAAATTTGATGAGTATTTTTCTATAGAGATCTCTACTGTTTTATACAAACAATGTTTATCTATTAAAGAAAATTATAAAAATCATAATATAACATTAATAAATTCCAATTCATCTGATGGTCTTAAACAAATTCTAACAAATATTCCAAAAAATAAAAATATATTTTTCTGGTTAGATGCACACTTTCCTGATGCAGATCATAATAATGCATCTTATACTTTTACTAAAGACAAAAATATAAGAATACCATTGGAAGAGGAAATAAAAATAATAAAAGAAAATAGAAAAAATTGCAAAGACTATTTTATAATAGATGATTT